AACGCCTTCATGGAACTTGGGAAAGGAACGAAATCCGCGACGGAAGTCATGAAGTCGTTTTTCCTGAATGCGTTGGCGGACATTGCTCAATCTCAAGGGTCAATCATGCTCGCAAACATTTACAACCCGGCAGGAATGGCGGCGGGCGCGGGTTTGCTTGTGTTGGCGGGATTGCTCCGCGCAATGGCGGGCGGCGGCGGCGGGAGTTCCGCGCTAGGTTCCGCAACCGTTAGCGCGGGCAATTCGGGCGGATTCGGAACAGGCGGCACCATGGCACCGGCCGTTGACGTTGCTCAACCATCCTTGGAAGAAAGTCGGCGGCGGCGCGAGGTTCAACTCGTGATTCAGGGAAATTATTTTGACACCGAGGCGACGAATCGACGGCTCATGGAAATGATTCGATCCGAAACGGATGCAACCGGATTCAGTTACGTTCAAATCGGACAAGGGGCGTGACTAATGGCACTAACGGGGAAATCCTTAATTCGATACAATCTCGCGGTCACGGCGTTCAATTCGTCGCTCGATTTCAAAAAAGCAAGCGGCGGGTCGCAAATCAATGCAACGCTGCGGACCGGATTCTACTCATTGACCGGCCTCATGGACGAGGTCGTTCGAGCAATGAACGAGGCCGATCCAACGAATGTTTACGGTTATTCGATCGACCGCAGCATTTCAGGCGGAACGCAGAATCGCGTTACTATCACGACAACCGGCACGTTTCTCTCGTTACTTTTTGGAACAGGTACGCGGGCGATCACGTCATGCGCGACTTTGTTAGGATACACCGCAACCGATAAAACGGGCGCGACCTCGTACACGTCGCAAACAAGCGCGGGAGCGACGTTTCTTTCCGCGCGTCCTGGTTACAACTACCAGTCGCCGCTAACGACACGAAAAATTCAGGGATCGGTAAACATTTCGGCATCCGGAGAAAAGGAAGCAATCGTTTTCAACACGATGCAATTCCTTGAGGTTGAGTTTCGGCATGAAACTCAAGCGGATACATATACAACGTGGGCGGATTTCTTCACCTGGGCGATCAAACAACGTCCGTTTGAAATCACGCCGATAGTGTCCGAGTTCTCGACGTTTTACGAAGTGACGCTCGACTCGACGGAATACGACGGGAAGGGCCTCGGATTTCAAATGAAGGAAATGTTACCCGATTTTCCGTTTTACTACCGGACGGGCAAACTTAAAATGCGACTGAAGGCTTCGATCATTTAAGGGGAACACTCATGGGTGTTTTGGACGGACAGGCAGTTTCAGCGGGCGTTACTAACCCGGCGTTCATTGACGCAAACGCGGACGATACCGGCGTCGGAAAATACACGCTCGCGAACACCGAGGCGGTTTCGGGTGCAACCGTGGACAACGTGCAAGCCGAAGCAAACTCGGCGGCGTCGTTCATGGGAAAATCGCTCAACTCCGCAAAGGACGACTTGCCCGCCTGGACGACCTCGGTTGTCGGGTCGGCATCCGATCCGCTTTTTGATCGCGCCGACGCGCTCACCGAACGATTCGTGGCGGCAACCGGACACACTCACGACGGAACCGACGGTGAAGGCCCGCAAATCCTCGCGGCCAATCTGGACGCCGTTCCGCTCAAAGGTTACGTCGCTCAAGGCACGAACTTTTCAACGGGTACAGGCTCCTCCGTTATCGTCACGGGCATCATGACCGGAAAAACGCCGGGCGGCTCAACCGTGGCCGAAGGCGTCGTCACCACGGGCGCATATAACCGCGTCATCATGCGACAGGCGACCGGCGCGGAGGCGGGTGACGCATTCACCGACGCGCTCGGAAATGAAGTGTATGGCCGGTTGACCGAAGCGGCGGGCGTGTGGACGATTTCATTTTTCACCGACGTTTCCGGCGTCGAAACGGCGTACACGTTTGCGTCGTCGGCAAGTTCGCGCTGGTATTATCAGGAAATTTTTAACCCAATGGGCGGGAACGCGCCCGTGTTCTCGGAGTTTGCGAGCATTCCGAGTGACAACGCGACTGCGGACGTCATTCCAGCAACCACGACGCTACAAGGGAAAGTGTCACTTTCTGCGAGCGCACCCGGTGCGATTGCCTCGACGGGAAGCGCGGGGACGGCGACGGCAAGCGTCGCAAACGCCGATCACACACACGAAGGATTGCATTCGATTGCAAAGTCAGGCGATCCGCAAATCAAAGGTGATGCAACCCTTTCGGCTTCGGGCGGTGTGACGCTCACGCAATCACTAAACGATATTCAAATTTCCGGACCCGCGCTCGCGTCAACTGCGCCGTCGGCAGTTGGAAGCGCAAACAGCGTTGGGACTGGCACGACAAGCGCGCGCGCCGATCACGTTCACGAGGGCGTCCATTCGGTCGGATTGTCAGGCGATCCGGACCTTTACGGCGACGTCACGCTTGCGGCAAGCGGTGGAACCTCGGCAGTTCAGGCCGGGCAAACAATCACGTTTTCAAGTCCTGCGCTCACGACTAACGCACCGTCGGACGTGGGTTCGACTGCGGCGGTTGGAACCGGGACGGCCTCGGCGCGTGAGGACCACGTTCACCGAGGCGTGACGTCGGTTGCGAAAAACGGGTCGTCGCAGCTTTTTGGAAACGTGACGCTTTCGGCTGGGAGCGGCATCACGATCAATCAGGTTGCCCAGGACATTCAAATTGTAAACGATATTGGCGGCCTCTCAAGCGCGACCCCGCAGGACGTGGGCGCAACGGCGAGCGCGGGAGTATCGGCAAGCGCATCACGTGACGATCACGTCCACGAGGGATTGCATTCGATCGCAAAGTCGGGGAGTTCTCAAATCGTCGGCGACGCGACGCTTTCGGCCTCGGGCGCAATCACGCTGACGCAAACGGTAAACGACATTCAAATTTCCGCACCGGCAACGGACACGGTTACAACTCCGCAGGACGTGGGGAGCGCAGGAAGCCCAGGCGTTTCGACTTCTCCTGCGCCCGCCGATCACGTTCACGAGGGCGTCCATTCGGTTTCAAAAAATGGGAGTTCGCAGATTTTTGGGGACGTGACGCTTTCGGCGGGTTCAAACGTCACAATTACACAAGTCGGAAACGACATTTCATTTTCAGCAACCGCACCGGGCGCGGGCGCGGTTGAATCACCGGCCTCTTATCCCGTAACCTTGAGCGCGTCGGATGACGGAAAAACATTGTTAATCGACACGTCGGCCGCACGAACAATCAATGCGTTTGCGGCATCGGCGAATTTCAGAATCACAATCAAAGATAAAACGGGAACTGCGCAAATCTATCCGATCACGTTCGTTCGTTCAGGCTCACAGAAAATCGAAGGACTTTCGGCCAACTATGTCATGGAAGCAAATTGGGGCGAGTGGGGCCTTGCGTTTGACGGAACCGATTGGTTTTTGAGCAATTGAGGAAATCATGGGAAAAAATAGAATTGTAAAAACGCTAACGGGTTCAGGGACGTTTACGGTTCCGGCGGGTGTGACTCAGATTTCCGTTTATTCTCGTTTTGGCGATGAAAAATTATCGCCGGTCAATGTAGGATTTCTAAGTACGGTTGCCCATACTCAAACGGGACAAGCGTATAGCTGGGGAGATAACAGAGACGGCCAACTTGGAGACGGCACTATTATTGATAAATCAAGTCCGGTCGCCGTGGTTGGCGGATATTCATTCGTGAGTGTCACCGGAGGAGGTAGCGCAGGGACGGGATTTACTATTGGCTTAACCGCATCCGGTCAAGCGTATGGTTGGGGATTGAACACATCTGGGCGACTTGGGGACGGCACGACGGTAACAAAATCAAGTCCGGTCGCCGTGGTTGGCGGGTATTCGTTTAATCAGATTTCTTCTGGGGTATCACACACGTTAGCATTAACCGATTCTGGTCAAGCATATGGTTGGGGAGCAAACACAAACGGTGTTATCGGAGACGGAACAATTGTAAGTCGCTCAAGTCCGGTCCCCGTGGTTGGCGGGTATTCATTTATTCAGGTTTCGTGTAGCTCGTCGTCCTTTGGCTTAACCGCATCCGGTCAAGCGTATGCTTGGGGAAACAATGGCACTGGCCAGCTTGGGGACGACACCCTTGTTAGTAAATCAAGTCCGGTCGCCGTGGTTGGCGGGTATTCGTTTATTCAAATTTCTGCCGGGGGAAGTCATACGCTAGGATTGACGGCATCCGGTCAAGCGTATGCTTGGGGAGCAAACACGTCGGGCCAACTTGGGGACGACACCCTTGTTAGTAAATCAAGTCCGGTCGCCGTGGTCGGCGGGTATTCGTTTATTCAAGTTTCAGCCGGAGGCTCAAATTCTTTTGGATTAACGGCATCCGGACAATTATATGGTTGGGGATTTAATAGCAGCGGTCAAATCGGTGATGGCACGGTTATAAGAAGATCAAGTCCGGTCGCCGTGGTTGGCGGGTATTCGTTTATTCAAGTTTCAGCCGGAAGCGGCGGAACTAATAGCGCAATCTCTGTTGAAGGACGCATTTATTCGTGGGGCCAAAACGTAAACGGTATAATAGGGGACGGAACGATTGTACCGAAATCAAGTCCGGTTGCCGTGGTTGGCAATTTGTTTTTTTCGGTTATTCCGCCGTTAACGCTGCGATGTTCAATCACTGTTAGACCGGGCGATTCAATCGGATATAAAACAGGGTTGGCCAGAACGTATTTTGGGCAAGCGGTTTTCAATACGGATATTTCGGAATTTGTTGTCGAATATTTTGCTTGAAAAAAATGTGACAGAACCGCAATTTTTTTTCATGGAAAAAAACGCTCGCGACTTAATGCCGACGCCGAAAATCAATCCGTTCGACTTCATGGCGAAAAGTCGCGACGTCGTGCAAGTCCCGGCGCATATGGTTCCAGCGTTCAACGTGTGGAAAGCGTTTGAAGAGGGTAAAAGCCGCCGCTTTTTGATTAACACCTGGGGAGGGCTTGGCGATCAAATTTGCGCGGAACCCGCGATCCGCTGGGCGACTAAGAACTTTCCTAAGTGTGAAATTTCAATTTCGAGTCGAACGCCGTCGATTTTCTCGCACCTAAAGTTCCATGAGGTTTTCGATACACGCGATGAAAAGTCATTTCCAAAATGGAATGATTTTTTGGTTTTTCAAACGATCGTGGAGCCCGAGCATATTCTATGGCAATTTGCGTCGCATATGCTCACGCATTGCGTGGACTTTCCTGCGCTTTCAATGTGGCGCATGACACTCCCGATTGCTGAAAAGGAAATTGTCCTTCCTGACTTTGAAATGACGGAGCAAATACGTTCCGCATTGTCGGAGCGCGAGCGGACGATTGTGTTTCATCCGGGCCGACATTGGCCGTCAAAGACCTTTCCGAAAACGTGGTGGGATTCTCAAATCAAAGCGTTTCAAGCGCGAGGCTTTAAGGTTTGTTTGATCGGCGCACACGTTGATGAAAACGTGGGTTACGTTGACGTTGACGCGACGGATTGCATTGACTTGCGCGATCGTCTTTCCATTCCCGAGTTTGTTTCGTTGCTGAAAAATTGCGCTTATCTTTTTTCCAATGATTCATCGCCGATTCATGCGGCGGCGGCGGGTGACGCATTTATTGGATTTGTCGCAAGCGTAAAACACCCGGACTACATTAAGCATTGGCGGAAAGGCCAATGGGCATGGAAAACGAAAAACTTTGAGCGTGACGGCGCATGGAACCACGTCGATCAAAACCCGGCTCAAAAGGATGAAATCAAAATTGAGTCGTTGCCGCCTGGACTCATGGACGCCTTGTTGCCGAACCCGGAAGAGGTTGCGGCGTATTACGCGGCGGTGCGCGGGTGAGTTTGCTTGAAGCGTTTTTAAGAGATCCGAACGCAGAAAAACTTGATCGCCGTCGTGATGGATTCGCCGCGATCATGGCGCACCTGGACAGCTCAAAACCGGGATGGATTTTGGAAACGGGTGTTTCACGCGAACCCGACAACTATTCCGGCGATGGAATGTCAACCGCGTGGTGGGATTGGGTAATTGCGCGTTTGCCGGAAAAGTTTGAAGGCATATCGTTCGACATTAACCCAACGTCGTGCGAGTGGGCGCGGACGCAATTTTCGCGAATGAAAGTGTGGTGCGGCGATTCTGTTTCAGGGTTGTCCGTCGTTCCGGCGCATATCGTTGAAACAACCCGACTCCTTTATCTCGACTCGTTCGATTGGAGTTTGGAAAAAAACCTCGATTCAGCGTTTCATCATTTCAAAGAATTGGCGACCGTGTATGCGCGACTTCCGTCGGGATGCCTCATCGTTGTTGACGACCGTCACGATGAACTTTTTGGAAAACACGGTGCGGTAACCGCTTTTTTTCAGAATTTAGGCGTTTCGCCAATTTTTGTTGGCTATCAAATCGGCTGGATCAAGCCATAATTGATCCATGAGTTACACGGTTTACCCTTCAGAGTTTATCCGCCTGGGCGACGCGCAAACAAAAACGCTGAATGTCGTCCTTTGCATTGAAGGGTTGCCGGAATGCTTTTCGACACTGCCGACGTTTACCACGCTTAAATATGGCGACCCCGTCGTGTACGGACAACCCGGACTGATTTACGGCGGGTTGCGACTTTTGACGGACATTCGCGCCGTCATTGGAATTGAAACGAATTTGACGATTGCGCAGCGGCTTGAACCGGAACAAGGCCGGGCGTCAATTCAGCAAATGACGTTTCAATTGATCGACAAGGACGGCACGGTTGCCGACCTTCTTTTGACAAACGGCGAAATTCTTGGACGTCGAGTTAAAGTTGTCGCGGGCTATCAAAACAGTTCATATCCGCAGGACTACATCGTGGCGTTCCGAGGCATGGTCACGAACCTTGAATTTCAAACTGGGCGCGTGATTCTCGCGCTTGGGGACTATGGCCAGAAACGGCGAACGGCGATTTTCCGCGCAAAGAAAACGGACCTCACGGCTGGGATTAACGCCTCGACTCTTTCAATCCCGGTGACGGATAACGTCGGTTTTTACAATCTCACCGTCAATCAAAACGCGCTTCCGGTCGGCGATCAGCGCGTCAAACCGTACTTAAAAATTGAAAACGAGTTTATTCGATACGGGTTTGGCGCGGCCGTTGGCACCACGTCAATGACCGTCCTTGAGCGCGGTGCGCGTGGCACGACGGCCGCAGTTCACGCGATCAACACCGAAGTCTCCCACGCGGTTGAGTTGAAGGAAAACGCGATCACGCTTGCGCTTCAACTTATGCTTTCTGGGAGCGGAAACGTCGCGCTTCCTGCGCCCCAGGCATTCGGAACCGTCGTTGACCCGGCAATCACGCCCGCAACCAACGTGATTCTTTTCAAGGCGGGTGTAAATCTAAACCGGGATTTTGGGGTCGTCGTTGGGGACACCGTGACGATTGCTGGCGCGGGCGCGAATAACGGGACATACACGATCACGGCTTTCGGACCTTCTTTCGGCGACGAAAACCGCATCATGTATCTTTCGAGTGCGCTTGTGATTCAAAACCCAGCCGTCGGAACGGTGACGTTCAAATCGCAATTTGACGTATTGCCGGAACAGATGGGTTTGAAAATCGCGCCCGTTGACGTGGACGTGGACGGACACGTTGCGCTCCGAAACGATTTTTTCCTCGGCGCGGAATACACGCTCGAAATTTTCGTCACCGAACAGCAAACCGGAAAAGAATTTATTGAATCGCAATGCTACTTGCCCATTGGCGCGTATGCGTTGACCCGGAGCGGTCGCCTTTCAATGGGATTTACGAAACCGCCTTTGGCGACCGATCGACTACTTTTTTTGACCGAAGACAACGTCATCAATCCGGTTGGCATCACGACGTCACGAGGATTGAACACGCGAAAGTTTTTCAACGAAATTCAGTTTGAGTATGACCCGGACGATTCTGGCAATTATCAAAAGGTCATTCGTGCGCTGGACACTGACTCTTTGAATGAGATTGGGATTCTCTCGTTGCTTCCGATCAAAGCCAAAGGATTGAAAGCGGGAAGCGGCGAACTTGTCGCAAATCGCGTGACCCGGAGATTGCTCGGGCGTTACAAGTCGGGCGCAATCGAAATCAATCTGACAACGAATTTCGGAAGCGGATCGCAGATTGAAGCGGGCGACGTCGTGGTTGTCGTTGACGATGGAAACTTGAAAATTCAAAACTTTGAGACGGGCGAGCGAAACGTCGGCTCAATCCTTGTTGAAGTCGTTGATCGGACGCTTGACTTAAAAACCGGGCAAACAAAACTAAAACTTATAACCGGCCTTGGAACGACATTGACCGATCGGTTCGGCGTGATTGCGCCGAGTTCATTGATTCAGGCAAGCGGCACGACGAACACGCTTTTGAAGTTGAAAACCTCCTTTGGAGTGACCGATCAAACGACGAAATGGGCGGACTATATCGGCGAAAAAATCGTGGTTCACAATGCCGCCTGGACGCAATCAGCGGAAGCAACGATTCAAGCCATTTCGAGCACTATCCCGAACGCGCTCGAACTCGTGTCGGCGTTGCCGTTTACTCCGGGCGAGAATTTCATCGTGGACATTGTGGGTTATGGAACGACGGGAAGCGTTGACGAAAACAAACTTTATAAACTACTTTTCGCGTTCGTCGATCCGACGTTGGGTGTCCTAACGGGAAGCACGACGACCGTCATTCAACTATCGGCGGGTGATGCCGCAAAGTGTAAACCCGGCCAGCTTGTTTTTATTCGCAATTCGGCGTGGTCGATTGAATCAAGCGAGGTTGAGATTCAATCCGTCGGTGCCACGTCGATCACGCTTTCCGAGGCCCTTTCGTTCACTCCGCTGGCGGGCTATTTCGTGGAACTTGTGGGCTTTACTGACGGCGGCGGCGCGTACAGAATCACCTAAAACGAGGGCGAAATGTCGAACATCCCAAGCGCAAACAGTAAGATTCAGATTGAGGCGACGCAGTATCTAAAACCAACAAGCGAATCGCTCATGCAGACCATGGGCGGGTCGATCAACTATGCGCTCGATCAAGTCGCGGCGAATGCGTCGGCGATTTCAGCAGAAACATCGGCAAGAATTTCGGCGGATTCGACGATCAATGGAAAGACCGTTTTTCGACCCTCTGCAACGGGCGGCAGCGGAGCATTTATTGATACATCGTTCGGGTCAACCTCATCATTTATTACTCCCGGTGATATTATTGATGAAGAAACTTATTCGCTTTCAATCCCGACGTCGATTGACCCGTCCGGGTTAGTTGTTTTAGCTTTCAAATGTCAGCGCTTGGAAACGTCGTATTTGGAAAGCGGAATTTATGTCGATTTCGTGAATGACCCGAATTACGGAACGCAACGATTGTTTCCGCAGATATTGAATGTGGGAACTTATTTATCTGGCGGCTTTACTGAGCCTGGGCACATAACGAGCGGCGGAAACATGTCAATCATCATGCCGAGGGATTGGTGGGCCTCACCGACATCGACTATTCGAGTTCGTTTGCGGGCGCTCGGGGCGAGTATCGGCCGTTTTAACCGTTGGGAGTATCGTTTTTCTTACTACACGCTAGATCGACGGACGATTGGCGCATGATGATTGATTCAGAATTGAAAGCATTGATCCGCGAGGTTGCCGAAAAAGTTGGGATTGACGGCGACCTTTTGATTGCGGTTTGCACCGTCGAATCAAGCCTTGAGCCTTTCGCAATCCGCTTTGAGCCGGTTTATCGGTGGACCCTTGAGCCTCGCGCCTGGGCGAGTCGCATTGAAAAAAACGTGCCCGGTTATTCAACGGCGACTGAAGAGGCGTTGCAGAAATTTTCATACGGCCTCGGGCAAATCATGGGCGCGGTGATGCGGGAATATGGTTTCAGCGGCTTGCTGCAAACCTGCATGGTAAATCCGAAAACGCCGCTCGAATACTCGGCCAGGCACCTAAAAAAGTTTCTTCAAAAATACGGCGATGAAGCATCGGCGGTTGCGGCGTACAACGCGGGAAGCGTTCGATTCACACCGGCCAAAAATTTCGTCAATCAGGTTTACGTTGACAAGGTCATGGGCGAACTGCGAAAAAATCGCCGAATCGTTCAGTGATTTTCCATTTCAGGTACATTTAGAAAGCGTTGGTCGCAAACAACGCTTTTTCCGGGCCTCGGTTCAGTCTTTCCCTCGACAACCAAAAGTTTGAGTCGAGGCCCGGCACCTGAAAGGATCATCATGGAAACCGTCGAAATGATTCTCGCCGTTCTGCTCGGACTCTCCGAAGCCCTCGCGCTCATCCCGCAAGTGAAAGCCAACGGGATTTTCGACTTCGTTTTTCAAATGCTGAAAAAACTGGTCGGCTCCGGCGAGTAACCCGTGGCGGGACTTCTCGCATTTTTTTCGGTTGTTTCACGCTTGATCGACCTAGCAATCCGCCTGGGCGATCAAATGCAGTCGAACCGCTTCGATCAATGGGTTGAGGAACTCGACGCAAGCGTGAAACAACTTGAGGCCGCGAAATCACCCGAGGAAAAACGCAATGCTGCGCTTTCGATTTCTCGCGTTATTGCTCGCAAGCGTTAGCCTCACCGGATGCAAGGACGGACCGCGCGTGACGGTTTGCGTACTTGATCCGGTAAATGCTTCGCTTGAATGCTCGGACCCCGACGGAAACGGCGTCACGCTTCCGATTGCGGACGCGGAAAACTTCGTGTGTTTCTCGCCCGAGGACCTTGAAAAATTGGTCCGCGCTTGTACGCGAGGGCGCGCGTATGAATGAAATCCCGCAATTCGTGACGTTTGTTGTTTCCATGCTAGCCGCTGGCCTCGGCGTGTCGGCGTACACGTTCGGCGCATTCGAGACGAAAGAGGCGGCCAGGCGTTCAACGGAGATTCTCGAAGCGCGACTTGAGCGCATTGAAACGAAAGTCGATCGTTTGATTGAGTGGAAGCGTTAAAAGCAAACCGCCCGACCTGTTTAGGCCGGGCGGCGCGACGCTCGCGGTGAGTGTGAGGCAACGGGAGCGTCAAGGCATTACAAAATCCTCACCGAACTGGGCGCGGTGACAGCGTTTTTTTCGACTCCCTTTCCATCATTATATACGCGCCGCGCCATGCGCGGGAGGGCCCCAAAAGGGCACCGGAGAGGCCCCGTAACGGCCCCGCTGGACACCGAGCAATCTCGCGAATAGTCGGGTTTTCGAAAGGATGACCCGAAATGAAAACAAGCGATAATACCGATAAAATCTCCGAGGCCCTCGCCGCCGCGCAGGGCATGATGCGAAATCCTGAAAAAAACAAAACGGCGAAAATCCCAATGAAAGCCGGTGGGACCTATAGTTACGATTACGCCGACCTCCCGGCGACAATCGACACGATCCGACCCGCGCTTGCGAAAAATGGGTTGGCCCACGTCGCGGGCGTCAAGCGCGAGGACCGTGGAACCGTTCTCGCCGTTCGACTGCTCCACACGTCGGGGCAATGGCTTGAGAGTGAAATGGATTTACCGATGGCCGCCGACCCTAAAGCGGCCGCGTCAAACCTGACTTATTTTCGCCGGTATCTTTTGACCGCGCTCGTCGGCATCGCCGCCGACGATGACCTCGACTCCGAACCCGAGGCGGGTGCGACGTATGAGCAACGCCGGAAACAGGCCCCGCTTCAAACGAGCGGCGCGTTAGATTCACGGCCAAGGGGTCCGGCCGAGAAAACGAAAAAACCCGTCAAAACGGAACCTCGCGCAAAGCCGACGAACCCGCTCGACTATGTCCCGCAAATTGGGAAATGGATCACGACACGCCTGGGCGATCACTCGGCAACGGAGTTGGAGGAATACGCAACCGCGCTCACGCGGTCTCTGCATGAGTCGGGAAAGCGAATCGAGGACCTCCCAACGCTCCAACGTGAGTTGTACGAGAATCTCATGGCGGCAACCCTCGCCAAAATTTCCGATGAGGCCGACGTCCCATGAGGCCGCGCCTAAAAAGCGGCGTCCCGGTGCCGCCGAAAAAACAATCGCCGGAATGGGAAATCCTCGAACGCATGGCGGTCAATGATTCGTTCGAGGTTCCGATCGGAAAGAAACGCGCCGTGTATAAACACGCGGAACGCGCAGGAATAAAAATCACCGTCCGAAAACAGGACGGAAAAATCAGAGTTTGGAGAATTGCATGACGTTCGCGAAAATCACGATTCAAGGCCGTGCCGGTGAGGATTCGGTCCTGCGATGGACGACCAACGGAAAAGCAGTCGCTTCGGTTTCAATTGCCGTGAACAAAGGCCCGAAGGAAGCGCGGAGAACAATTTGGTTCACCGCGAAAGCATTCGGCGAGGCGGCGGAAGCGTTGAGAGTCGAGCGCGGTCAACTCGTCCGCATTGACGGAAACCTCGACGTGTCCTCGTGGATCGACAAGCGGACGGGCGAAAAGCGCGAGCGTTTTGAGGTCCTGATCGACACGCTTTCAACGGACGTTCAGGATTCGTCCGCTCAGAAGCCCTCGGCATCACCACGCGCCCAGGCGGAAAGTCCCGCGCAATCGGGCGATTGGGACGCCGACCTCCCATTCTGACGGACGAAAAAAAACCCGGATTCGGTGGAAATGCGCCGAGTCCGGGTTTACCACGGTAGCGTCAACCGACCGTGAAGTGTGATGCGAGACAACTAGCGCACCCGCGCAAGCCGCGCAAGCCTCACGGTTGGAAATCATCGGAGGACTTGTGGCACGAATTAACATTGACGATTCAATTTTTACCGACACGCGGTTTCTGAAGCTGGTCGTACACCTGGGCAGTATGCCCGCCGCGCTCGGGCACCTATGCCACGCATGGATCGTCGCGCAGCGTTACTATCTCACCGAAAGCCGCATGATCCCGAGGACTGCATGGGACGCGCAGGAATTACACGGCGCATTGATCGACGTGGGCCTTGCGGAAGTTGTCGGCGATCACGTCCGCATGAAGGGGAGCGACGCTCAATTTGCGTGGCTACTTCAACGCTCTAACGCGGGGCGACTCGGGGGGGCGAAACCAAAAGCAAGCGACCGAAAGCGACCGTTAACGACCGAAAGCGGCCGCTTAACGGACGGAAGCGGGAGCAAGCCTCTTTCTCTTTCTCTTTCTCATAAACCTAAGATTAAAAACTTAAAGTCTATCCTAACGGAGCACGAAAAACCGAAAACCGGGGATGCGGGACTGCGTCCCGAAACCGCCGTCGCGGTTTCACCCGTTGAGGCTCAGGAAAAATTTTTAATCCCTGAACAGCCGAAAGCCGCTGGTCAGGGGAAAGCCGAGTCGGCGCAATGGCTCATCGCGGCGTGGATCAAAGCGTTTCAACTCCGATTTCCCGGCCAGCGTCCGGCCGAACTCTCGGACCCGAAGGTGATCGGGCAAATGCGCTTGTTCGCCCGCACGATCGAGAATCGGGACCGCGTCGCCGAACTCATGCAAATTTTTTTTCAAATTGAGGACGATTGGTTTAAAAAGCGCGGGTGGGCGTTTGAGACGTTCCGCGCGAATCTCAATCGCATCGGCCAGGCGAGGGATGCGGGCGAGGACGTTTCGGGGTCGGGTGTGAACTGGGCGAAACTGCGAGCCGAGTTCGAGAGTCGAGGGGAAATCGAATGACGTTCGCGGAGTTTGAAATCGGGATGCGTCGCCTCTCGGCGCAATTCGGAAAGGCCGCATACGGCGATGAGCGAACGCGATTGATTTTCGCCGCCGTTAGAGAGTTTTCCGCCGCGTGGTGGAACCGGACGGTTGACCGATTTGTTGCGGAGTTTCGCATCCCGCCGCTGATGCCCGAAATTCGGATTGAAATTGCGGCCGAGCGCGAGCGCATGATTGAGCGAAAGCGCGTCGAGGACCGACAAGCCGCCGAAGATTTCTGGTCGGGAAAATTTCTCTCGGAAGAGAAAACCGTGATTGTTGAAACAATCAAACGGCGAATGGCGAATCAGCTATCCGATGCGGAATGGGCGCAGTTTTTAAAATTGCTCCCGCGATGAATGGGGAAAAAATGGAACGGTGTGAACTTTGCGCCGCGCTCGATCAATTTTTCGAGGCGGTGAAAAAAAAGGGCTGGGCAGTAAAGCCCGGATCGCGGGATTGCCAGGAATGCAACGGGACGGGATTCATTCCGTCGCCGAGGCCGGGTGAAAAAAACGAGGGAAAGACCGATGAATTGCGAACAGTGTCAAACGAGAGTTGAACTTGATCCGGTATTGTTCACGCCGAGGCCGCACGTTTGCGACGCGAGGCCGTCACCCGACGCGCTCGCCCGTCGCGCACTAAACACGTTCGGGGAAAAGCATCAAACCGTGAAGGCGGTGGAAGAACTCGGCGAATTGATTGTCGCCTTGGCCCGGTGGAATGCCCGCATTCCCGACCCGCTGAAAAGCGCGGACCTTGCGCTCGCGGTGATTGACGAAATTGCCGACGCGACAATCATGCTCGACCAACTGCGCGAGGTGTTCGGCGCGTGGGAATGCGACGAACAAACGAATCACAAGCGGAGACGGCTTGCTGGACTGATTGATCGCGCGATTGCGGAAAATCCTCGACAAATTTCGGCTCACTGGTAAAAAAGTTTTACGAGGGAAAGAATATGCAACAGCTAAAATCGGGCGATCCAACGCCCGCCGTGTTCACAATTATCGAAGTCCATCCCGACCGTTTGATTGAGTTGGGACACCGATTGAAACAAACCGCGATGGACTTTGCTCGGGTCGGTGAGTCCGTGACGGTTCCGCTTACCGATCGAATCCTGTTACTGTTTGACCCGCTCGCCGATTTCCAAAAGCCGTTTCAAACCTACGGCGACGTCATCGACACGAAGGCTCCGGAAATCGAAACGAGGTTGCAATGACGACGCATTTTGACGCCGACATTGTCGCTATCGGAAAGTATTGCGGCGAACGATATAAGTTCAGAGACGGCGAACTCGGCGCGTTCGTGGCCGGATACGTCGAGGGTTACAACGTGCGCACAAGTGTGGTGAATCAAACGATCATCGGATTGCGGCGCCAACTTGATGAGGCGCTTGAGCGGCTGGAAGCAATCGAGGGGGGAAAAGCATCGTGACTCAAAAGATAAAGCGTCGCCATTTTCCGACCGCGTTAAAACTAAAAATTCTTGAGGACGCAAACGCGCTCGGTCTCACCCAGGCGGCCGTGAAATACGCCGTGACAAATAAGCTGATTGGAAAATGGCGAACACAATTCACCCGCCGCCTGAACTGCGAAACTCCGAAACCCGTGACAGTAGCGCCGACGATGAAACCCGAAGTCGGACTTGAAAAATACGTGCAATACTTGGAAAAATTGCTCGCAGAGAAGACGATCGAACTTGAGCGAATGCGGTTTCAAAAAAATGAGACGCGCGTGATTCGATCGGCGCAAATGGACCTTTCGTTGTGAAATGCAAAAAATGCGGCCGCGAATGCTCGAACAGGCTTGAGGTTTGCGTTACGTGCCGCGCAGTCCCATGCGTGACGTGTGGTGCAACGCATTTGAGGCAAACCGCTAAATGCGCGGTTTGCGAGTACGGCCAGGAATACGTGGACCGCAAACGCGAAGCGCAAAGACGAAAAGAGACGCAGAAACGGATTGAACGCGAAAGCCGCAACAAACAACCCGCAACGGAATGGGGGACGGAATGACAAAGAAAAAAGAATTTCGGACGATTGAACAGGTCGAGCGCGAAATGATTTTTGACGCGCTCGAACGACACAATTTCAACAAGCAAGCGGTCGCGCGTGAACTGGGCGTGACGCCCGCCACGATCCGAAACAAGTTGGCTAAATACGGGTTCAAGGTGATTCGGGAAGTGGTCGTTCCAATCGAGGACGCCTCGAACGCCGAGCGCGAGTTTGAGCCTTTCAAAGGCCGGGCGAAACTGCGTGGCTGATTTGTTTGATTGTCCGGTTTGCGAAAAATCCTTTCGCGATGAGGCGGCCGATCATTGGCGTTGCCAATGGATCATGCACCCGGACGATATGATCCGACGTTTCAACGCGCGGTGCGTTGGGATGCCCGAACAGGAAAGGCTCCGAAATCAATCACACCTCTCGGAACTTCTGTTCGGGCAATCATCGCGCGACCCGAACCGGCCAGGGCGATTCGATGCGCCCGACGCAGTCGGCGAGCGGGCCGTCCTCGAACGACTCGAAAACGAGTGGTGGAAGGACACGGGCAAACCCGCGCTTGACGCCGCCTTCCCGTCCTACTGAAGTTCGTCCTCGGGGATTTCCTCGACCGTTTCAATCAGGTCCTCATCGCGGACGGCGACCGCCTCGACCAAAACGCCCTCGGCCTTTTCGTCAATCACCCAAACTTTTGAGACCTCAAGCGCGATCACCTGGGCGTCGTCTTTCCAGACAATCCCATTCCCGGCGTCCAAAATCATTTTCGCCCAGTTATCGACGTCGGACGTGTTGCGCGTCGCCGGGAGCAACGTCTTATTGCTTTTCGGCCGCATGAGTTGAACCCGAATCACGACCGCAACCGGACCCTCAATCGGGTCGCGGACCCGGCGTGAGAAAATCGACGCGCACGAGAGTTTATAGAGCCGTTGTTTCGTCGGTGTGAAAAATGACCCCGCGTGGCCGACGCGGGTTCGCGCCCACGGGACGGGACGGCCAGGAATGAAAAACGAAAACTTTTTCTGCGGTTCAAATTTTTCTGCCACGCGAACCTCCCGGTTTTTATTTCTTGAAATCCACACTAGGATAAAACCGAATTGAGGGGAAAAAATGAGCGAGCAATCCGTCATTTCGCCGTTACTTATGGATCGAAGTGATCCAATCGGAAATTCGGTCGATAGTTTCGGGCGTCGATCGCTTCACACTTTTGTTTCGGGCGGTTCAATTGTCGTCGGAAATGCGACCGTTCCGCCGGACTATGATGAAGGAATAGTCGCTTATCCCAACACTCTCACCGAGGTTTACACCTATAAGAAAGCGGGCGTTACACTTCGGACGGTAACAATCGTTTACACTGACACGAGTAAAAATTTCATATCGTCGTGGACGATTGTCTAAATGCGTCTCGTATACAAACCTCTAAGCGGCGAATTTGTACTCGAACAACTTCCGACCGGGGGAGTCGGCGGCGGAACGGTCACAATGGGTGTTGTTCAGATAACGGATGGAACGTCGTTTCAAGTTACTGAAGGAATGGGCGCAATCGGCGACGGAGAGTTCGTCGTTGAGGGCGGTTCTGAAATTTTGATTGGGGAATAAATGGCACGAATTAGACTTGCAACAATCCCAACGACCGACACGCCCCCTGCCGGTGAGGTTTCAATATACGCAAAGGCAGACCGAAACCTTTTTTTGAAGGACGACCTCGGCGTCGAACGACTCATTTTTGATAGCGGATCGGCGCCGGGCGGTTACGTCGTCGAATACTTCACGCTTGATGCGCTGCAAATTGCTGCGAAAAAAATTCTTCTGGCGGACACGCCGACTGAAGCCGATCACGTGATCGTTGACGTTTATGGCGCGGGCGCGTGTTTTTTTTCCCTCGACTATACGGTTAGCGGAAACGCGTTAGAATGGGACGGGCTCAACCTTGATGGATTGCTTGAAGTCGGGGACGTCGTCCGCGTTATCTATAATTAACTATTCGGGGGAATGAATGTCGCAAATTAAAAAGAAGTTTTTGAAAGACGCAGCAGTTGATGGATCAAAAATTCTGTTTTTGAACGATCAAGCCTTGAAAAGCCGCAACGCGGCCGACACTGCCGACGTGTCGTTGATGAAACTGGACTCGGCCGATAAGCTGAAATTCTTGACCCTCCCGCAAGTGTCGTCCGACCCGGTCTCGGGTGATGACCTTGTGAGAAAATCACACGTCGATTCAGAAATTTCCGCCGTGACCGGCGACCTCTCGACGCTCGAAGGTCGCGTTGACGACCTTGAAGAATCGCTCGGTGAACCGCTCGGGATTGCGACTCTTGACGAAAACGGCCTCGTGCCGACTTCGCAGCTTCCGAGTTACGTTGACGACGTGCTTGAGTTCGCAAGCCTCGCGGCCTTTCCGAACCCTGGGCAAACCGGGAAAATCTATATCGCGCTCGACACGAACAAAACCTACCGCTGGGGCGGTTCGGTCTACGTTCAAATCACTTCCGGCGCAGTCGATTCGGTCAACGGACAGACTGGCATCGTGGTTCTCGACTCCGAGGACGTCGCAGAATCCGGTGATTCGCGTTACTACACCGCCGCCCGGCAGACTGCGATTGAAGGTTACGCCGATCAAGCGGAACTCGACGCGATTGCGGCCGCTGAAGCATACACTGATGCGGAGATTGCAGCACTGCTCGTTCCTGAGGGCCAGCGCAAACACGTCAATTACGTCAGCGGATCGGACGTCACTGGAAACGGGTCGCAATTGAAGCCGTGGAAAACGGTTAGTTATGCCTGTTCTCAAATTACCGATAGTGCGCCCGTGGTCACGACTGCAACATGGGCGGCAGGTAGCAACGTCCTTGCGGTTGCATCAACGGCCGGGCTTGCCGTTGGACAATTGATCGTTCATTCGTCCGGATCAAGTGTTGGCTTTGCGACCGGAACAGCTATCGTCACGGCAATTCTTTCGGGCACCTCGATTCAAATTTCAGTGACGACGACGGCCGCGCGTACGACTGCCTTTTCGCTCACGTTCCGCAAGCTGTATTGCATTGAGTTCGACGGCCAAGGTCTTTACGACACGGTTACACTCCCGCCGTATGTAATGATTGTTGGAAAAAACATGAGTAGTTCTCAGATTGGCACCGTCAATCTGACGCTCCCAGCGGTTGCCGTGACGGGGAACACGGTGATGAACGCGCAGATTAACGTGTTCAACCTTGATTCGACGGCGGTCACGACTGGACACAGTACCCGGTTCTTTGACTGTTCGTTCAATGACCTTAATTGCGTCGGTAAAGCGAGCGGAAGTCATCAAGTCCTGCTTTATAGCAGTGACGTGTTGAACCAACTGCACTGGAAGGGCGGCTATCTACAGATTGCGGCTCCGAACTATCTCCAGCGCGTTCGTGTATTCCACACGTCAAACGGCGGATCGACCAACTACGTCCTGATTCAAGGCGGACAACACGCATCGTCGGCAGGTACTTGGTTGTCAGGCAACGCATCGTTGCAGGTGATTGGCGGCGTTTCGATGAACGTGCCGGTTGTCACTTGGGGCGAGGAAAGCGCGGGCGTGTTCCGGGGTCGTGCATTTCCGTTTGTTGCGACAACAAACGCCTGGTCAACCGACGTCACCATTTCGATTCAAAATGCTGCAACGGAAGTCATTCTCACCGGCAACGGTACAAAGACAATCAGCACGTTGATTTCCGAGTGGAACGCGGCCAATCCAACTAACCTCATGACCTTGACGCAGGGGAACGGTGCGCAAATTCCGGCAACCGGAACGGAGATTGTGTTCCGGTCGGGAGCAAAGCCCGCAATCATTTTTGATTCGTCGAGTTATGTTACCGAAAGCGCATCACTCCAAGGCCCGGTCTCGGTTGTTCCGAACGCAAGGCCCGAAGGGATTCGGTATGATGACCGCGCCCGCGCAAGTTATTATGGGTTCCGTTTCTACGCGCAAACCTACGGCGTCGCCGGAAACTCAATCTCACTTGCGTTCACCGGGTCAAACACCGTCGCCCAGGCGGTAACCTCGTGGAACACGGCCAACCCGTCAAATCAGGTTAGCTACACGAGCGCGGGAAGTGCGGACGCTCGCGGGTATGACGTCATCCTTCCGGCAGCAACCGTGGCCCTTTCGGGCGGCGGACTGTTTGTTGGATCAAGTGTGACCTTTACGGTTCACGACGCAATCCGGGCGACCGCTCAAAAAGCAAAGGATCTTGAGGCGGCGGACGTCGTCACCCAAGGGTTGATCGACGCCCTTGAGGCGGCATCGGTTGAGTTCGTGCAGCAGAAGTTCGTCCTTAGTTCGGGGGACATTGCGGCGGGATATATCGACCTTTCCCAACTCGCAATCGGCGCTTCGGTCAACGCGTTTGTTGACCGCCTCGCGATTCACGAGACCGACGACTATGTCCTTTCGACCGTCGGCGGAGTAACCCGGATGACGTTTGCCGGGTCGCTCATTGGCGGCGGCGACGAACAACTCGTCGCCGGTGACGTTATTCGCGTGAAGTACGCAAAGCGCGCAATCGCTTAAATAGTCTGGGGGAGGGATGAAAAATCCCTCCCCTTTTTTTGAGGTATTCAATGAGCATTGCAGCAATAGCGGACGGTTTGCAGCGGGACATTTTCCAAGTGATTTCACCCGGCAACTCCCAAGTGCTGACCGTTGGCGCGGCAAGCGTTCAAGCGGCGGCATTCACCGAGGGCGTCACGATCGTTCGATTGTTTTCGACGGTTGATGCTTGGGTTTCGTTCGGCGCAAATCCAACCGCGCTCGCGGAAGGCTCCGCTTCCCTGTTTCTGCCAGGCGGGATTGTTGAATACTTCCAACTCGGCACGGGTGAAAAACTCGCCGTCATTCGTTCGAGCGCATCGGGCAAACTGTACGTCACCGAAGGGGCGACCCGATGAGCGGCGTGGGCCTTGGCGCGGGTTCATGGATCACCGGCGCAACGACGGGTTATCTCGCCGAAAGCCTTGTCGGGTTTCTTGACGCATCCCAAGTCGCGCTTTCAATCGACAATGGCTCGCGAACCCTCACCGTCACGCCAACGGGGACGGAGTTCACAATATACGTTCAGGGCGTCAAACACGTTTTGACCGCCGCGCAGTCCGTCACCTGGACTAACGCGACCGGCCTTCATTATTTTTATTTCGACGCGACCGGAACTCTAACCCACACGACCACGTTCACGGTCGAACTGCTCACGAAATACACGTTTGCGTCCGTTCTCTATTGGGACGCGGCCTCATCCTCGCGCGTGTATTGGGGCGACGAGCGTCACGGGATTTACATGGGAACTTATACCCATATTTACCTGCATTCGACGCGCGGGGCGCAATGGGACCGGGGCCTCGGATTGATTGGATTCTCGGTGGACGGCGATGGATCGGCCGCTGCTCACGCGCAATTCACGGCGGCGTCGGGTGTTATTTGGGACGAGGACATAAAATTTTTAATCCCGGCGCAAGCGCAAATCCCGGTTCTCTTCAAATCAGGCAGTACGTGGAAAAAGAAAGCCGCCGACGCCTTCCCGGTCATTTACTCGGGAACGGCCGGATATACGGGGACACGACTTCCCTACAACCTTAACACCGCTGGGACGTGGTCGCTTGCTGAGGTCTCAGCAAACAAGTTCGTGCTGGTTCACGTTTTTGGGACCAATGATATCGACAACCCGGTTGTCGCGGTTCAAGGCATCGCCGAATACAATTCAAAGTCCGCCGCGAGAACGGGCGCGGACACTGAATTGCAAACCTTGTCAGACCTCCCTTTCGCGGAATTTACTCCGCTAGGATGCGTGATTTTTGAAACTTCCAGCGCATACACGAACGCAGTCAAAGCCCGCATCGTTTCAACCGACACGGGCGCGAACTATGTGGATAAACGCGCAACCTACTTCCGACCCGACACGCTTTGATTTTCATTCCAAAAAGCAACGGGCGCGGATAAATTTTGATCATGATGATTCATTGCGCTCATGACGCGCTTGTAAAAACAAAAGACCTTAAACCGCATCCGCAGAATCGAAACAAACATCCGAAGGAACAGATTGAACGGCTTGCGAAAATCCTTGAATACCAGGGTTGGCGTTATCCGATCAAAGTCTCGAAACGCTCGGGCTGTATCACGTCGGGCCACGGTCGCCTTGAAGCTGCGCGGCATTTAGGTTGGAAGGAAGTCCCAGTCAATTTTCAGGACTACACCGACGACGCCCAGGAATATGCCGACGTTCAATCGGACAACGCGATTGCGTCGTGGGCGGAACTCGACTTGTCGGGGATCAATTCGGACATTGCAGACCTCGGACCGGATTTCGACCTCGACTTGCTCGGGATCAAGGATTTCGTGCTTGAGCCAGTCGAAAAGCTCGAACCTCAATGCGACGAGGACGAAGTGCCGGACGCACTACCAGAGCCAAAGGTCGTTCGAGGCGAGGTTTACATTCTCGGAAAACATCGGCTGATGTGTGGGGACTCGACGGCGTTAACGGATGTCGACAGGCTTTTAGATAGCAGGAAAGTGGACCTTGTATTCACTGATCCGCCCTATGGAATCGGCTATCAAGATGTGGCGAAGAATCATCGAAAGATCGAAAACGATTCTGCACTAGATGGGATTCAAACCCTATTAACGGTGCTGCTTTCTTTTAATTGTCCGATGTTTATCTGTTGCAACTGGAAGTGTTACTCGACCTTCGAAAAAGCAATGATCGAATCCGACCGTTCCCCCAAAGCGTGCATTGTTTGGGACAAAGGAAGCCGAGTGCAAAACCTAGATAAATTCGGTAAGCAGCACGAGTTTATCCTTTATTGGGGTCCGTTCGGGGGTGAGAGGACCGTCGATGTCGATGTATGGCAGTGCAAACGCGAAGTCATCGCCGACCATCCTACTGCCAAACCGACAGAGCTAGTTAAACGAGCGATTGGACATTTTAAGGGTAAAGTGATTCTGGATCTCTTTGGTGGTTCGGGTTCAACTTTAATCGCGTGCGAGGCATTAGGACGCAGTGCTCATATTATGGAATTAGACGCGCAGTATTGCGGCGTCATCCTAGACCGCTGGCAGAAGTACACAGGCAGGAAAGCGCACCGAGAAGACGGCGTGGCATGGGATGAGATTAAAGCAGGGGTGACGCATGGCGCGGCCTCGTAAAGTCATTGACGAAACCCTCCTCCGAAAACTGGCCGTCATTCATTGCAACCAAGAGGAAATGTCCTCAGTCCTGGGCGTGTCGGTTGACACGTTACAGCGGCGTTATGCGGCGCAGATAAAAGAGGGCCGCGCGGAGGGTAAAATGTCCCTGCGCCGGAAAATGTGGGAAATGGCGTTGAACGGCAACGTGTCCCTGCTCATTTGGCTTTCTAAAAATGAACTCGGTTTCAGTGACAAGGTCGAGCAGAAACAGGACGTGCAAGCAAAGGTCGAGGCGATCGAATACGTTGCCGAGTGGGGCAAGCCGACGATTGAGGCGAAAGAGGAAGGTTGAAGGCGACGCTTCGGCTTTACAACCCACACGCCGCCCAGCTTGCTTTCCACGCCTCACCCGCACGTTACCGTGTTGCATCGTGGGGACGGCAGTCCGGCAAATCGACCGCTTGCCTGAATGAACTTGCGCGCCGGGCGTGGGAAAATCCGGGCGGAACATATTGGTTTATATCACCCACGTTCGATCAAGCGCGGACGCAGTACCGGCGATTGGTTTCGATGCTTATGCCTTGCGCCGAAATCATGCTCAAAAAGAATCAAACCGAACTCCGAATCAAACTCATCAATCAATCGGAAATCGTGTTCAAGTCGGGTGAGGTCGGCGAAAACCTGCGAGGCGCGACCCTGAATGGCGTGGTGATTGATGAGGTCCGCGACCAATCCCCGGAATTGTGGCCTATGCTGATTCGGCCAATGCTCGCCACGACTCGCGGTTGGGCGGCGTTCGTTTCGACCCCTCGGGGATTCGATGCCTTTTTTGATATGGCGGAAAAGGCTAAGACCGACCCCGAGTGGGCGTTTTTCGCCGCGCCCTCGACGTGCAATCCGCTTTTCACACAAGCCGAGTTTGAGAACGCTCGCGCGGAAATGAGCGAGGCTTTTTTCGCCCAGGAGATTCTCGCCGAGTTCCGCGACCTTCACGCCGGGTCCGCCTATATCAATTTCGGCGATCATAACCTTTCCACGTCCTCACCCTTCACGCGGAACGGGTCGATTTATTCGCCGCACCTTCCGTTGATTGTCGCGCTCGACTTCAACCTTGCGCCCGCAATTGCGCTTATCGGCCAGGAACGCGCCGGGGATTTTTACTTTTTCGACGAGGTTTACGTCGAGCGATCACACACGCAGGAAATCGCGCTTGAACTGGTCGCGAGGATTAAACGCCTTGGATCAAAACATCCCGTCGTCATCATTGGCGATGCGACCGGGAAGGCTGGGCAACGGGCCGCAATGGGCCGGTCGGACTATTCGATCATCGAAGAAATTTTTTCTTCGGCTCATATCCCGTTCGTGAACAGGACGCCCGAGGCCAACCCTCAAGTCCGCGACCGTGTGAACGTCGTGAACTCAAAACTCAAAGCCGCCGACGGATCGGTTCACCTCTGGGTTAATCCAACCACGACGCCGCGACTTAGGCGTGACTTGCAGCGGGTCGCGTGGAAACGCGGCCTCACTGACAAGTTGGATCAAACATCGGACCCGACTCTCACACACCTTTCGGACGCGGCCGGATATGCGGTTTGTGGCCTCTCAAAACTTTGGCAACCGGACGTTGGCCGGATGCGTGTTCTCGTGCGATGATTTTTTAGACTCAAGGATGGGTTGAAGTAAAACGCGGCGGGGAGCGTGGCGCTCATCCCGAAAAGCAAGGATGCCGGGAAGGAAGTCGGTTCGATTCCGACCGCCGCGTGTTTTCAATAGGGGGACGGGATGGAGTTCAACGGTCAATTTCTGCTAGTCCTCGTTGGAGTTTGCGCCTTGTGGCTTATGATTGACGACGCATGAAACGACAAGCGACCGACTCCCCGGCCTATCGGAGTTTCATCAAAGACCGTGACGACGCGCTGGAAACGCTATTCGTTCGCGCAATACACGAAGCAAACGACCTATTGCGCCGCGCAATGTCCCGAGCGGTTGAGATTGTCGCCTATCGGTTCGGCCAGGTTGAGTCGGACGATATGCTCACGATCCGGGGCCGTCGAAACACCGAAGCAATCGACCGCGACGTGGGGATTGAGTTCAGCCTTGCCGCTCGCCATATCGCAAAGACGATCGAAGAAATGAACGCCGCCGCCTATGCGCTCGCGCTCACGGGCGAGGCCGAGGCGATCGGCCGGGCGTTGAAAATCCCAACGAAACACGACGTCACGAAGGCCAGCGCAAAGGCGATCTCGTCCGAGGATATGGAAGGCGAAAGCATTGAAGGCCGGGTGTTTCTGGCTTTCTCGCGCATTCGCCGGGACATAATGGACGCCGTCGAACTTGCTCGCGTGAAACAGGAAACCACGGGCGAGGCGATAGAGCGCGTGAAACGGGCGTTGCCGAAGGCCCGCAAGGTGAAGCGTCCGAAAAAGAAACTCGGAAAAGTCACCGAGGCCGACGCGCTCATCGCACCAAAAAAATTGTCGGACGTGTTCGCGTTCGGGTTTGTTGACGATGAAACGTGGGCGCAAGTCGTCACGCAAATCCTTGAGCCATACGTCCCGAAATGGCGCGGACCCGAAACGGTGTTTGACCTCGAAACTGAGGACCTCACCGAAGAGTGGTATGGCTGGGAGGTCGAGCAATACCTCGCGAATGAGTTCGTGGACAAAGTCCGGTCGGGCGAGGACGCGGGCGCGAAACAAAACGGGATTCGCGATATGGTATGGATTGCCGTTATTGACGATAAGACCGACCCGTGTTGCGCCTGGCGGGACGGCCTAACGTCATCCGAAATTGAAAAAAAATTGTCGGCCGGACTTCACAAGGACGACGATTGCCGCGTGATAGTTCCGCCCGCTCATTTTAATTGCCGGTGCCGCATGGCACCCTTGCTCGACGTGCAGGATTCGGGCGAGTTTGAGTTACCCGCGAGCAACGCGAAGGAGTTTGACGAATGGTTGAGTTCGTAACGGAAAACCCGCCGATGGAAAAAGTCGTGTCGCCGCATGACTTGAACCGATATGATTCGTTGGATCACCTTTCGCCGGATGAATTGAAATTCGTCCCGCCCGTGCGATCGACGGCTGAACTTCTCGCCTTGCTTGAGGCGAACGAATCCATGGAAGTTGACGCTCGGGTTTTGGCGGTTCATCCCGAAACGGGCAAGGTGGGGATTCGCAAACTCAATCGGGCCTCGTTCATTGAAGCCGCGAAAAGTTCCACGCGGAACGCTTCGCGGTTGCGTGAGGACGCTTTCGGTTCGACCGACTCACTCACGCCCGATCAAGGGCTTGTCGGTGAGGACTTCATTCCGCTGCTTGGCGGACCTTTTTATAAAAACCTTTATACAATCGATTTTTTCCGGTCCTGCTCGGCGGCGTTCTGGGCGTACAATCACGACCCGATCGCGCATCAGGCCCTTAACATCATGCGTGATTTCACGCTCGGGCGCGGGTTCCGGGTCGATTCTCAAAACAAGGCCGCGCTCGCATTGTGGCGGGCGTTTGAAAAGGTGAACGACCTGCAATCTGCAATGTCCCAGTTTGCGCTTGAGATTGGGATTTACGGCGAATCTTGTTTTTGGTGGCTTCCCGACAACGCAACCCGCATCGTTCAACGTCCGCAAGTGGGCGAGCGCATCCCGCGCGGCCTATTGCCTCGGGTCCGGTTGCTCGACCCGACGGTGTTTTGGGAAGTCATCACGCATCCCGAAGACCCGGCGAAAGGGGAAATCGCGTATGTGTGGGTGTCGCCCACCCAATACCAGACGTATACGAGCGCATTCGGTCAAAGCCAACCGGCCTCAAAGTTCATTTTTCAGCAAATCCCAGCCGAGCAAATTTCGCGATATAAAATCAATGTGGTCACGGGCGAAAAGCGAGGACGCGGCGACCTGTTCAGCGTCCTGGGTTTTCTCAAACGCCTCAGAGATTCGGTCAATTATTCGATCATCGGCCTTCAACGTCAGGCGTCCTATGCGATTGACACGACGATTCGCGGGTCGCAATCGGACATTGACGCATACATTTCCGATCAAGCCTCACGCGGTACGTTTGCGCCCGCTGGCTCCGAGTTCGTCCACACCGACGCAATCGAGCGGAAATATATTTCGCCCGAGGGCGGAAAGGCCGGTCAATCGCCCGCGTTTGAGTGGGCCTTGTCCATGGTCGCGTCGGGCCTCGGCATTCCCATTTCATATTTCGGGACACACCTTTCGGGCGGGCAAACCCGCGCGTCGGCAATCGTTTCGACGGAACCCGTCGCGAAGCGGTTTGAAATGCGTCAGCAAGTATACGAGCGCGTTATCCATGACCTTTGGGATCGGCTCATGGAATGGGCCGGAATGGGCGACGTCGAATGCGAAGTGACGTTTCCTGAAATCATTACGGCCGATAAATCTCAAAAACTGAAGGACCTTTCGCTCGCGCAAACGCAGGGATGGATTTCAGGCGAACGCGCGGCGACGATTGCCGCGAAAGAACTCGGCATCACGACGTTTGAGTGGGAAAAAGAAAAACAGGAAATCGACCACGAACGGTCAAGCGACACGGCCGCGCCGTTTGCGCCATTGACGGCCCCAGGTGCGGCGCTCACTTCGGAACAAAAAAACAAGGTTCGACGCAATGACACTGAATCCACGGGCTAAGATTGAGGACGCGACTTGGGAAGAATTTTCTGCCGACCCCGAGCGGTTCGGGTTTCCCTCCCTTGAACGCTGGCAGAAAGAGCGCGAAAAATTCATGGGCAAGGACGATGAAATCCTTGCGAGCGCAGACCACGGTTCCGACCTTCTGAGGCGCACGGTTCAACGTCACGTTTACGAAATTGAGGGCTACAAGTGTAAAAATTTGGAGGAGGTCGAACGGATTGCGACCTCGCAAGGTATAAATTTAAGAGCCCTCGACTATCGTCCGCAGCTAGTACAAGCGGGCGCGGGCAAATATGACGTGATTGTAAAGTTCGTTTCAAAAGCCGATCGCGCGAAACGGGATGAGTGGAAATGAAGAAACTCGGAAAACCTTTTCGTACACCCGACGGCCCGAAAAAGTTTTCCGTGTATGTAAAAAACGACAAGGGAAACACGGTTAAAGTCAATTTTGGCGACCCTGAAATGGAAATCAAAAGGGACGATCCAAAGAGACGAAAGGCATTCCGCGACCGTCACGGATGCGATGAACCGGGACCGCGTTGGAAGCCGAAATACTGGTCGTGCAAATTGTGGAGTGGAAAACCCGTGGGGAAAATTATTAAGGGCGAATCGGAAGCGAAAACGGTTGAACCCGAATGGGTTGCCGATGAGGAAGTGTGGAACCGCGCGAAAAAGGCCGCAAAGAAGGGTGACGCTGAATCCCCGTGGGCGTTAACGACCTATCTATACAAGCGCATGGGCGGAAAGATTGAGCCGAAGGAAGCGGCAACGGGAAAGGCCGCGCAACCCGGTATTCGCGTTCCGTTTTGGTTTTACGGAACCGAGGCGTTCGTCAAACTGCACGGCAAACGCGGCGAGGCATCCGGCGACAAGGCCGAACTCCCGCCGAAAGCAACCGGCCAGGCGGACGTTGACGCTAAGGTTCAAAAACTGCTTGTTGATACGCCGGACCTTCCGGCGAATGCATTGGTTCAAGCGTTGAAATCCCAAGGGATTGAACTCGTGGACACGACGGCCGAAGCGGATTCGGCAACGAGTCACGGCGAATTGCAACGCGAAAGCACGGGCGGCATCGCCGTTCGAGCGACCTTCATAGAGTCGTCTTATCGTGACGACGGAATTGGTCCGACGCGGTTCAAAGTCGCATTGATTCAAGAGGGACTGGGCAATCTCAAAGACGCTTTTTACTACACCCGCGCCGCGCTTGAGTCGGGCATTCAGGCATTCGAGGGGAAAAAGTGTTTCGCCGATCACCCGTCGCGTTCTGAAGAGAGTGACCGGCCCGAGCGTTCGGTCCGAGACATTGTCGGTCATTTTGAAAACTGCCGACTTGAGGAACGGGAGGACGGCGGCGCGATTCTTTGCGCGGAACTCGTAATGCTTCCGACACCTGCGAATCAATGGGCGCGGTCCCTTGTGACTCACGCGCTTGAATATTCGAAACGCTATTCCGGCCAAGAATTTATCGGCCTTTCAATCAATGCCAGCGGTGACGCTCGGGCAATGCCGCTTGAGCAATTCGTAAAGGAAGGCGACATTCCTTCCGAGGCCAAGCCAAAACTTTTTGACGCGCTTGAACGGGGCATTGAGACCGTTCGAGTGGTCGATTCAATTCGGGACGCCGTTTCGACTGATCTCGTTACGGAACCCGGTGCGCGGGGAAAGGTCCTCGAACTACTTGAAACTGAAAGGGATGAAACCATGAAAAAGAAAGTCACCGGGGAAAAAGTCCTCGAAGCGGAAAAGGAAATGAAAGCCGAAGAGATGAAGGCCGAGGAAATGAAAGCCGAGGAAATGAAAGCCGAAGCCGAGGACGGCGAAGAGGACCACGAGGACGTGGAAAAAGACAAAGCCCTCATTCTTTCCATGATTAAGAAACACATGGGCAAAGACGGCGAGGATCTCGACGAGGAAGCCGCCGCTGCCGCTTGTGAGGCTCACGAAGCATATTGCGAAATGGGGCAGGAAAGCGAAGAGGCCGCGAAACACGCCGCCGAAGCAATGAAACTTGCGAAGCATATGGCGAAAAAAGCCGAAGCCGCTGCGAAAGAATCCGACGCCGAAAAGGGCGAGGATGAGGAAAAGGTCGAGGAAGCAAAGGCAACCGAAAGCGAAGTCAAACTTGCTGCGCGGATTGCGTTTCTTGAGCGCAAGGTCAAAACCTATGAACTCGCGGAAACCCTCGACCGGAAACTTGCGGAGTCGAAACTGGGACGCGCTGAAACCGATAAGATTCGGACCCTGATTGGGACGCCGAAATCAGAATCGCAAATCGAACACACGATCAAAGTTTTCAAAGAAGCGTTTGGAATGGCGTCGGGAAGTGAGTCCCGTCCGTCGTTCGCGTCGCTTTTTGTTACCGGAACCGAAAAGCAAGCCGACGACGTTCACGGTGCCAAGGTGAATTTCGCCGAGTGCCTCAAGTTCTAAACTAACCTCGAAAGGAAAAGACCATGCCGACTATTGCAAAGAATCGGATCGTTCAGTCGATCGCACCGAAGTCTCTCTATCCCGAAGCGAGCGTCATTGTTGACGCAACCGTTTCGTACAATCAAGGCGACCTGCTCGCGCTTGATTCTGGTCTCATCAAGGCCGTTGCCGCCGACGCGGACGGTGCAACCCTTCTCGGGATTGCTCCGCAAACCGTGGTGTCCGGAAAGCCAAAACCCGTTTACAGCGGCACCGCCGTTGACGCCGCTCAGGCCGTCGAGGCCCTCGCCGGTCCCGTTTACGGCGTGGTTGTGAAACTTAAACTCAAGTCGGGCGACACGTTCGCGCCGGGTGATGCGGTTTATGCAACCGCCGTTGACGCTCAAACCGTTTCCAGCGCAGGGACGAACGTCATCGGATTGTTCCAGGACGCTCAAATCACGGCGGTCTCCGGATCGGAAGGCCGAGTCCTTCTCGGCGCGGTTGGCCCGAACGGTCTCCAATTCTAATTTTTGAAAGGACATAAAAAATGATTCACCTTCATAAGCGAACCTCGAAAGAACAAGCCGCCGAAGCAATCCGCCGCGCAACGTGGAAATCGCCGGAAGAAATTGCGCTCCGCGAATCCATCCGCCGCGACCTCGGCGTGGACATTGCCGATGCGAAACAATTCCCGGTTGCTGATCCGGGTTTCAACTGGGCTCATGCTCGGGCGAAACTCCGCGAAGCGGATTCGGCCACGTCGTTCACCCAACTGCTCCGCGCGGGCGTTCAGTCGGTCGCCAACTCTCTTTATGAGACCGTTGACGTCACCTATAAAGACTGGGCAACCGTTGTCACGTCCTCGAAAATGGAAGAATTGTATGCCCCGCTGCAAGGCGTGGGTTTCCCTTCCATGATTGCGGAAGGCGAACAGTATCCGGAAGTCGGTGCGCTCGGCCTCGACATTAAACTCCGCAACAAAAAGGCGGGGACCATGTATCCCGTCACGAAAGAACTCGTTGACGACGATCAAACCGGCCAGGTGCAGCGCATGGCGGGACTGCTCGGCGAATACTGCGCCCAGCTTGTTGAAGTGTGGGCCTACGGTAAACTTGCCTCGGTGTCCGGTATGTCCTACGCGGGCCTTCAAATCCCCGTGTCGGAAACGAAACCGGCCGACGAGTCGGTTTATCCTTGGTCAACCGCGCTTGTCGGCGGCGGAAAAACCCGCCCGGCCAGCTACGGCGCATTCAGTCAAGCAACGATTCAGTCGGGCATGACCGCCCTCATGAATCAGTTGAACATTCTCGGACTGAAAATGAGCGTGAAGCCTGATCGCATCATCATTTCGCCGAAATATCGTTTCGACTCGGCCGTGTTGCTCAATTCGTCGTACTATCCGACGGGCGCAACCGCTGGTTCGACCGGCGGCGCGTTCTCGATCAACCCGTTGCAGGGCATCGCGGACGTGACCGTGTCGCGCTTCGTGTTCGATCAAAACGGTTCGGTCAATGCCGACTCGAAAGCCTGGTATATCTGCGATTCTTCCAAGCCCGCATTCGTTGTTCAAATGCGGACGCCTTGCGAAGTGTCGGTTGAAAACCCGCAGTCGGGCGACTCCTTCAACAAGGACGTCATTCGGTTCAAAGCGACGACCCGCTTCAACGCCGACTTCATTGATCCGCGCTTCTTCTGGCGCGGTTCCGACGGCTCCGTTTGATAGCCTGAAAAACCTTGAGGGAGAGGGTGACTCGGGTCATCCTCTCCCTAAAGGGGAAAACGAATGACCAAACGAGCCTACGCGCGACGACTCCCGCCGAAAGAACTTGTGATTGAGGATGAAGTCCGCGACCGAATCCAAGCCGTTGAAGTCACGACGCCCGTTCAAAAGTTTGAAAGTTTGCCCGAACAGATTGCGAAATCGACAATTTTCCATCGGAACTGGTACGTTCCAGAATTGCGAGACCGCTATAAACACGCCGACCGGATGAAACGGGTTGACCGTGTTTTTCCATACGCGCGAATCAAAGAGGGCGCGGCAACCGTCATGCTTTGCGTGGACGAACCTAAAACGCCAATCGACGTTGAAATTTGCGCCAAAAAAGCAAAGGTGATGCGGGAGTTGGGTTATCATTACGTTTTCATTGAAAAGGATTCGACGCTTTTTGACGCGCTCGAACAGTTGGGAGTTGTATGAGCTGGTCAACGTCCGTTCTCGACCTGCGGCTTTTGATGAATGACGGCGCGACTGATAAAATCCGCGCGTTCAAGCGCGTGTTCGGGGACGTAAACGGGACCAACGTCCGGTTCAAAACTTATGAGTTCCGGCGCGTGACGGACTTTTCGGCCGAGGCCGACGCCTCTCCGCTGGGCGTTTACGTTGACGGCGTGAAGGTGACGGCGGCAAGTATCGCGGCCGACTCACCCGCGACGGGATTTTTTTCATTCACGGCGGGCGCGAAACCGGCCTCGGGTTCGGTTGTTGAGGCGACTTATTTCGTGCAATTTTTTCTCGATTCGGAGTTGGACGGGTTTCTGCGACTCTCGGCAAATTGGCTTGGGTTCTCGGACGCGGTCGCGGACATTCCGCAGGGACTAAGACCGGCCGCGCTTCAGTACGCGGCGGGTGAGGCATATCAAAAACTTGCAATGCGATTCGCCGAGCATTCGAGCGAAACCTATAGACTTGAGGATATGCCCGACGATCGGCGCATGGAAATCGTCGCGCAATACAAGCAAGCGGCCGCTGAAGCAAAGGCCCAGGCTCAAGGATTGCGGGATCAAAACTATATGCGGCAGGGTCAACACCTTGCGCCGCTTTTCGGGACGTTCTCGCCGAGCGTTCGGGACGTGGCTCCGCGCCGATGAAACTGCAAACCGTGACCGCTGGCATCACGAAATACCTGAAAGGATTGAGGCAACGCGAGCGGGCCTTGGAAGGGTATTTGAACCGCAACGTGTTGCGCCAATACCAGAATTTGCAGCGCAAGCGGTGGATCACTGAAAACGTGTCCGAGGGGAAAGAGTGGGCGAAACTCAACCCGACGTATGCGGCGTGGAAAAAAAAGCGATTCGCGACCTATCCGGGCGGCGGAACTAAAAAATTGATCGCGAGTGGAACGCTTTTCGTGTCGGTCATCGGACCCGGAAAAGGGTTTCGCAAGGTCACGACGCCGCGATCGCTTTACCTCGCAACGACGATTGAATATGCGAGGCACGTCAACGAGGCGCGGCCGTTCGATCAATGGTCGGACCGCTCGCGGAAAGAAATTTTGAACGGGATTTCTCGGTTCATTTTTAAGGGCATTCAAAAAAGCGTGAGTGACCTCGCATGAGCAATCGACACTTGACCGAATGGGCGGTTGACCTTGTCACCGATCAAATCAAAACAACGATCGAATCGGAACTGGTCGCGACTCAAGCGGTCATCCCCCCCGGTGCGCCCGTCCTTTCGATTGAACCGCCGAGGGACTATTACACGTTTCCGCGAGCGGTTGGATACCGGACGCCCGCCGTGTTCGTGATTGCCGACCGGATTGATTTTCAAAAGCGCGAGAAACAGTCAAACTTCATTAACGCAAACATTCGGTTGAACGTGACGGTTTTGATTGAGGACAAAGATGCCGACCGAATCACGCGCAAAGCCTATCGGTATCAGTCGGCGTTGCAAACCGTACTTGATGAGGTTCAACTCGTGTCGCTTGACGGGGACTTAAAAATTGTCGTTGTCGTGACGAATGCGGCCTTTTCGCCGTTATACTCAACGACGGACGACCCCAACGCGCCGGGCGCGGTTTATCGGAAAGAAGTTTCGCTTGAACTGGATTGCTTCACGTTTGAGCAAGTGTAACCCAAGGAAAGGGAAAACCTAAATGTCATACGCAACCGTTACGACTTCAAAAATGGAACTTTCGCCCATGCGCGTAAAGTTTAATTCGGTGGACCTGGGCGGAACGCTTGCGGGCGTCGTCATCACCGCAAAGTATGTGAAAAGCCCGATTCTCGCCGATCAAAGTGGTTCGACCGTTCGCGACCGCCGCGTGTCGGGCATCGAAATCAGCGTGACGACTGAACTGGCCGAAATTCAAAACAAGGACGTGTGGGCGGTTGTTTTCCCTCATGCAACGAAAGTTGGAACGGGGACGGGTGCGCTTGCCGCCATTGATTTCAAGGAAAACATGGGCGACGGCGAACTGGCCAAAGCTGAACAGCTTGTGTTGCATCCTCTCTCGAAAGCGGACGCCGACCTCTCGGCTGATTACACGTTTTTCAAGGCGATTGCTTCGGCGGAGTCGTCGGTGACGTATTCGCCGACCGAACAGGCCAGGCTCAAAATCGTGTGGAATATCCTTCCCGATGAATCGGCCACGCCTAACAAATTCTTCCGGTATGGCGATCCGGCAGTGACCTGATAGTGGGGGGGACGGGACCGTGTCGCTTTTTTCTCTGAAATCCAAAATGGCAGAATCATCGGCGCAAGTCGTGTCGGACCTCGACGCGCTCGTTGCCGAACCGATCGCGTTTCGGTTCAAGGGTCGCGTTCATGAAATCAAACCGATTTCCACGCTCGAACTTTTGAAATTCACGAACGCCTTTGCTGCGCTCCAAACGCTTCAGGGAAAAAGTGACACGGTCACGGTCGCGGAACTCGTTGACGCATACGCGGGCGTCATTGCTTCCGTATGTCCGACGATCACTCGCGAACACGTCGAGGATATGACTCAAGCGCAAGTCTCCGCGCTTTTCCAACTGGTCATGGATTCAGTGACCGGGAAGGCTCACGTCATGCCAGGCGGCGAGGCCGAAAAAAAAAAGTAGCTGAAAGCGACATAAAATTTGAGGCCGTCCCGCTTTTGACTGAGGCTCTGCTAACCTTTGGGTGGACCCCGGACACGGTGTTGGAAATGCCCGCCCGACGATTTTTCGCGATCATGCGTGAAGCGAGAAAACAAAAGCGTCAAAACGACGCAGCAAGGGACGTTGCGGCGGTGGACATTGCAAGCGTCGCGCTCGGGGACGCCAAGTATTATGACGAGGTCCGATCGGTGTTTTTACGACGCGCGATTGGCGATGAAGGAAAACCGATTCGGCGTCAACTTGACCCGACCGACGCGGCGACGGTTGAACTAGTCGAGTCGCTCACAATGCAAGCGTCGAAGTTGAGGGCTTAAATGGCAACCGAAACCCAACTCTTAAAACTCGACCTCGACACGAAAGACTTCATCGAAAAAACAAGCGAGGCGGACGCGAAACTCGGGCAGATTGGCGACCCGTCAAAACTCACGGGTTTGATTGACGGCCTCGCAAGCGTGACGAAAGTTTTGGGAGTGATTGGGACGATCGGCCTTGCAGCAAAGGCCGCGCTCGACCTTTCGCTTGAGGCGGAAAACGTCCGCCTTGTGAATCAGCAATTTGAGATTCTGACGCGAAATGCGGGCCTAGCTGGTTCAACGCTCAAGGATTCATTGACTCAGATTGCGGACGGCCTCGTTGACGATACCGACTTGCTAAAGGCGGCAAACGCGGCGGTCGTTCAGCTTGGCGGAAATGCCGAGCGATTGCCTGAGATTTTTGGTCTCGCCAAAAGTGTGACGACCGCTTTCGGCGGCGACATTCTCGACAATTTTTCGCGATTGAACGAAGCGGTTGCGACCGGAAACCTTCGCGGCTTGCGGCAATATGGATTGATTGTCGATCAAGACCTTGCGCTGCGAAACTATGCCCGCACCGTTGGCACGACGGTTGACGCGCTTTCTGAACAGGAAAGACGTTCGGCAATTTTGAACGCGATTTTGGAGCGCGGAAAAACTGCGCTTGCGGGCGTGTCGGATGAAGTCGCCGTCAATACGAACGCCTGGACGCGGCTCAACGTCGCGCTGGGACAATTGAAAGAATCCGCTGCGATTGCGTTTGATCGCGTATTCGGCGGCGTCATTAAAGCGGAAATCACTGGGTTCACGGCGATTGCGAACGACCTCACGCGATTTTTGACCGCGAAATTTGGAAGCGGACCCGAGGCCGCCCGAGCGCAGTTTGAGCGATTGACGGAACAGATTAACGCCTCGGGCGCGAACGTATTCGACCTTCAAACGAAAATCGAAACGCTTTCGGCGCGATATGGGGAAGGCGCAAAGTATCTTTCCGACTATACCGAAGCGGTCCGGTTGCTCGCGTTTGAAGAAGAAAGGCTCAAAGGACTTCGAGCGCAAGCGGCGGAACTGAAGGGCGTAGCGGGCGGCGGACCGGAAGAGACCGCGCAAGCAAGCGCAGACCGAACGATTGCCGTTGATGAAGAGGCCGCCGCACGTCGGCTTGAGGTTGCCTCAAAGTTCGAGGCCGACCTGTACAATCTGCAATTGAACCGCGTCAATCAAGAGGTGCAAGTCGCGACCTCGATTGAAGAGGTGGACCGATTGCAGAATGAGCGGCGCGTCCTCATGAGCCAGCTAGTTCTTGAAAAAGAACAGCAAGCGCAAGCGGCGGTCCTTGAGGGTAAAATGACGGCCGATCAAGCCGAAGCGCAGTCGGTCGAACTGCGAAAAGCGTTAGTCGCGGACCTTCGCTCGGTTGAAATGAGGGCCGAGGATGAACGGTTACGGGCGCTTCAGAATTTCGCCGCAGTGTCGGCGAATACGGCATCGGGTTTTGTTGCGGGATTCAAAGCGGCGTCGGCCAATGCTTCCCGTGACGTCGGAAACTTTTCAAAACTCGGGCAAACCGCGTTCAATTCATTTTCAGCAAACGCGGCAAACGCCTTCATGGAACTTGGGAAAGGAACGAAATCCGCGACGGAAGTCATGAAGTCGTTTTTCCTGAATGCGTTGGCGGACATTGCTCAATCTCAAGGGTCAATCATGCTCGCAAACATTTAC